TCTCCATCAATGTAGACAATTGTACCCTTCGATATTAAGGCCCCAGTTTGATTATTAACTCTAACTACATTTTGGTGTCCTAATTCAATTGCAAAATTATTTACATCAGTATCTGCATTTAACGTTTTAGTATCATCAATCCAATGAATTCTGCCTTCTAAGTGAGCTGGATCTGCTGTTGTATTAAAATCTATATAGTCAACAGTTGATATGTAAGATTGAGTTACAAATATAGAACCAGTAAGTACTATACTTCCAGTAATTTCTGCACTGCCAGTGTATGGAAATCCTGCTCCACTACCACCACCTCCACTACCTGTATTTACAGTAATTGGAAATGTAGATCCATCACCTTTTGTAAAGGTTATAGTATTTAAAGATACTGAAGCTGTTGTTAATAAAGAACCAGTGTCTGTACTTCCACCGCCCCCACCATTTAAAGCATAAGAGGCAGTTAAGGCATAAGAACTAGACCCATATAATGATCCAGTGATTCCATTAGTTACATTTAGAGAATTCAGTGTAGCATCACTACCTGAGGTAATTACTTTTTTCCAACTTGGCATACTATAAAGTTTTTATTGTGGTTAGATACATACACTTATGCCGTGTATATGCCTACTTCCTTGTTAGGCCTACAATATTATTTATCATAAATATTAACTAAATATAGCCTATTTAGTTTTTTTTACAGATTCTTCTTCATGGTATTGAGATGGATCATTTAATTCATTTTCTATTTTAATTTGTAAATGAGCTAAAAATTTAGCATCTGCTCCTTTAATAACTAAAGAATCTAATCCAGCTCGGATAAGTTGTAATTCAGGTAATGAAAACATATTTTATTTATTTAGGTATTGCTGTTGTAATTTATAAACAGAATTATATACAATTTCTACTTGTTCCCCTTTAAATGAGGAATCTTTAATAAGCATTAATATAAATTCAATTTCTTGTTTTTCCAAGGAAAAATCCCCTACTTTTGAAGTAGAGGATTCTTGTTGTGTTTTATTTACTAAACCCATAACTTTTTTAAATATATTTTTAAGAATAGATATATATGTCGCCATTATCTACTTTAATATTACCTGTTTTTTGGTATCTTGCTACATCAGCATGCCCTGCTTGTTGCATATCTATTACCGCTGCAACGAAAGCATCTGGAGTAAATGAAGATAAAGATGCATCAAAAGAAGATGTGAAACCCCAACGTGTTGCTGTATTTTCATATCCATATAATTCACCTATATTTTGGGTACCTTGTTGTATTATAATACCACCATCTCCAGTTGTTGTTGAACCAGATGCGAATAATGCAAATCTATCAGCTACTAATAAATTTTCTGTATTTTGAAATGAAGCTGTGCCTTGTACTATTATGTCTTTTTGGAATACAGTATTAGCTGCTATAGTTATTAAAGATCCGTCATCTGTAATATTACTATTAGCAAAAGCATCTCCTGTCCATTTAGTAATTTTATTAGACGTTAATGTACCTGAACCAGAAACTTGTACCGTAGCTGGTGCTGAACCATTAAATGTAAATGCAGTAACACCAGTACCTTGTGTCAACGAGCTTCCTACAACTGCAGTTACACCAGTTAACTGTGAACCATCACCTTGAAATGACCCGCTAAATGAACCTGATATTGATACTCCAGTAACTCCAGTTGTTGCTAAAATATCACCTGTACCATTAATAGATCTTGTTGTTAGATTACTACCTGATCCTCCGCCTATAACTATACTTCCCGAAGAAAGACTATCTACTTTTAAGCCTGCAAGTTCAGCGTTACTACCTGAGACTATTACTTTTTTCCATGTTGCCATTTTGTTATAATATTGTGTTGTTTAATATAAATATATGATTTATTCTAGTCCTACATATATAGAATTAGATGTAAAATAAATACCTCCAACAGGAGCAGAACTTAACAACTCATTTGATTGAGTAGCTAATATCATTATTCCGCTTTGACTTACTGTTAGTAAATTATTTCCTACTATGTTTTTGATTAAAAATACGTCTGAACCAGCTCCATATACTGTAGTTGATCCTTGGTTATTTATAGAGAATAAATTTGTACTTCCAGATGTAACTAAAAAAGTATTTGCTCCTAAACCTACAGAAGCAGTAATACTATTAATGAATATAAAATTGGGATTAGGAGTACTTAAAGCATAAGATGATGTTCCAAATAAACTTCCTGTAATACCACCAGATGCGCTTAACTGACCTGAAATTTCTATACTACTTGTAGTGCTCCATAGACTTCCTGTAATATATATAAAAGGTGCTGATGCTCCTTGAATTCCTGGGTCTCCTTTAGGTCCTAAAGGTCCAGTTGCTATTTCAATTATAGATGTTATGGGTTGAATTACTTCAACACCAGAACATCCATTATTATCAATTATTTTTATACTACAATTTGACATTAACGTGTTACTTCTCTAGATAATTTTACTTGTCCTTCTAAAAGTCTTATAACATATGGACAATTCCCATCTTCTGTATATATTTCTAGATCATAAAAAGCTTGATCAAAATTTAACATAGAACTAGTACAAGATGAAATATAAATTCCTATAGAACCAGATGTTGGAGGAGTAGATCCATTAGATCCACTAAAATTTATACCTGTTCCATCTGGGGTTAATGAACTAGAAAGAGTTAAATATACTGTAGGAGAAGCTACACTGGGTCTAATTTGCATTCTCCCTGAGTAACCAGTAAGATCCATTGGGGCTCCCTCAGCATCTTTATACTGCAGTTCAAAATTAACTGTTGTACCCTGTTCTATAACAAATTGGTATTTACCCGCTGCCATATTTTTGTAAAAATTGTTTTATTATAAATATTAACAAAATATGTTTTTGCTATAGTTTAATCTCTAAATTCTTCATATGTTTTTAGTATTTCTTCTACTATTTCATGACGATGATTTTTCTTTAAGTTAATAATTTTAACTCCTTTGATGCGCTCTTCAAGACGAGGAAAAAATCCAATTCCTGAGTCTTTTTTACTTTTTAAATCAACTTGAGCTAAATCACCACAAAATACTATTTTTCCTCCTTTACCTAAACGACCAAGCATCATCTCTGTTTGTGAGTGTGTAATATTTTGGCATTCATCAACGATTACAAACGCGTTAGGAAATGTTCTACCTCTCATAAATGCAAATGGTACAATTTCGATTTGATTTTCTGTAACCATTTTTTCAATTTTTTCCTTATCATATAATAAGTATAAATTAGCATATATTGGGGCTAACCACGGATCCATTTTTTCTTTTAGATCTCCTGGTAGGAATCCTATTTCTTCTTTAGATACAGTAGGACGAGTAATAATTATCTTGTCCATTTCTTTTTTAAAAACTAAATCCAAAGCGGCTTGACATGCTACTAATGTTTTACCACTACCAGCCATACCTTTTAACAATACTACAGGATTATCTAAGATTATTTGTTTTGCCTCTTTTTGTTCAGAGTTTAATTCTATTTTGAATTTAATAGGACCTTTGGGTTTCTTTTTATTTAAGAAAACTTCTTCATTTGAATTTTGAAACATATCTTTTATTGATAAATATATTAAAATATTTTAACATACAAACAAAAAAGCCGAGCTAAGCTCGGCTTTCTTCTTTATTATCAATTTATGACTACAAGCTGTTTAAACCTGATACATAAATTTTTCCATAAAATTCTGGTCTTAGCATTTTCTTCGCGTAACGAGTCATTAAACCTTTACGTGGAGTAAATGTATTTGGATCATAAACCAATGGAGTCATAATTAATGGAATGTATGGAGCAAAAACAGCACCTGATTCTAAGAATTGTTTACCTCTGAAACCCATCAAGATAACGTTTTCAGTCATATATGGATTTTTGTATACTGTGTAACGGTTGTTGATAGCACCAACTTTTTGTACACCCATTGCAAACTCAGTGTTAGCAGCATCACCGTTAGAGTTAGCAGCAAATCCTGGGATTGATTCTAAAACAGTAGCAACTGTTGGAGAACATACTAAGAAATTTGCACCACCTCTTAAAGTTAATTGGTGAATTTTGTTACTTACTTTTTGCATTTTAGTACCTAAAGTAGCAAACCATTGACCTTGAGTATTGAAGAAACCAGTTTGGCTAGTTGAAGTCGGGAAATCAAATCCGTTAGCGTTAGCTGGATTGTAAACACCATTATTCAATACTGTCCAATATTCAGTTGCAGCAGCTGCATCTTCAATTAACATATCTAAGATCTCCAAATCAATTTCCATTGAAATGTATTCACTCATAATGTTAGTTAATTCAGCTTCAGCATCGATATTTTGGTAAGCATTTAAATCTTGTGCGAACTCAGGAGTCCATACTGCTTTTAATTTTTTAGTTTTAGCAGTAATAGCTTGAGATTGCATTTTGATGTTGATTTCAGGAATTGCAATTGAAGTTGCACTTTCAGCATTTGGAACTGAGAATGAAGTAGCAGCTGTATCTTCGAAATCACCACGATTGTTATCAGCAGTAATTTTGTTGTATTCAACTACAAAAGCATTCAAAGTAGCGATTTCAGCTGTTGAAGCAGTTACGTAGAAATCAATAGTGTTAGCAGTGTAGTTGTAATTAGAGAAAGCAGGTAAATTACGAGCTACGTTTACTGTTGAACCAGAAGTGATTACGAAACCACGAACTGCATCTGGATCGAAAGCTGTTAAAGTTGAAGTAGCTGAAGCTAAAGTAAGTTTTTTAACTTGACCAGCAGCAGCAGAAGCAGATAAAACAGAATCAAATCCTACATCAGCCCATGAAGCAGAAGTAGCTGTACATGTTACAGAAGCACTAAATTGGTTAGTAGTGTAAGCAAAACGACCTGTACCATATAAACCACCAGTTGTACCAGTTGTTTGGAATGGGAAACGACCAGATGCATTACGAGCACCATAAAGTGAATCACCAGCTGCAAAAGGATTTTTGTCAGTTCCGTATTGGAAATCTAAGAAAAACACTAGACCAGAAGGTAAATTCATTGGTTGAACAGAAACAAATTCTTTAGCTGCGATTTGACCAAATACTTTACGTACTAATGGTAAAGCAATACCAGCCCAGTTTTCTGATTGACCAACAGTAAATGTACCAGCAGAAGCACCAGCACCAGTTGCACTAGATTCTACTACTAATTGTTTAGCTTGGTTTTCCAAGATAATAGCCATGTTGTTTTTGTCTATTTCTGAACCCATACCTTGAAGTAAACCTGTTTTTGACCATTTGTTTGCTAATTTCCCAGCATCACTTTGTAATGATTTCCATGGGTTAGCAGATTCTAATAATGATTGAATTGCACTCATTGTTTTTTAATTGTTTTAATTGTTTTTTAAATTGTTAATTTTACTTTTTTAATCCTGCTAACTCACGCATACGTGCGAAAGCATCATTTTCAATAATTGGTTTTGATTTAGCACTACCTAAAGCCTTAGATGCTGAACCTAATGATTCTTTAATTGGGGATTTAGCAACTATTGTTGTTTTTAATCCTTCTAATAAAGTTTCATAAACTAATTCTGCTTCTTTTTTACTAGTTGCCTTATCAAACGCTGTTAAAACTTTAATTTTTTGTGATTCAGTTAAAGATTTGTTACGGAAGATTTTATTAGTGTAAAGCAATTTAGCATTTAATAAATTAATCTCGTTAAGATCTTTTTTAAGAGCCTCAATAGTAGAATAAGCTTCTTCTAATTCTTCAGTTGATTCTTCTTCTAGTTCTTCATTTGATTCTTCTAATTCAGCTAAAAGTTCATCTAAATTAACTTCTGATTCGTCAACATATTCTTCCTCATTTAATAATTCATCAATGTTGATTTCTTCATCAAGTTCAGCTTCTTCAGTTTCGGCTTCTTCAGTCTCTTCTTCATTAGCTTCTTCTTCTTCTTTTTCTTCTTCTTCTTCACCTTCATGACCAGCTTCAAGTTCCCCTGCTGCTACCATGTCTTTAATAACGTCTTCAATGAAAGATTTTAAATCATCTTCATCCATGTCTTCAACAGACATTTCTTCTTCAGATTCTTTCTTTTCTTTAGCTTCATAGATGGTTTCATCTTTTTCTAATTCAGCTAAAAGTTCATCTAAAGTAACTTCTTCGTTAACGTTTTCTGCTTCTTCTTCATACATTTCCTCTTTCTCATCTAATTCATCTATTTCCTGCAATTTAGCAGAAAGTTTTTCTTTTAGATAAGGAGCAAATGCTTCTTCTAAAGCAGCTTTTGCATTTGCTATAGCTGTTTCTTTAACAGTTTTAGCATCCGCGATTGCCTCTTTAAGCAAATCTCTGTTTGTTGCCATTTTTTTCCTTAATTTGTTTTTTTGTTGGAAGTACGCTTAATATGAAGGGATCTTCGAAGCGTAATAATTTTTATTAATTTAATACCTCATTGTTTGGGTACATTCTGATATACATATATGTAAATATATTAAAAAACATAGAAGTAAAAAGAAAAGCGCTCCTTCTTTAAGGGAGCGCTGGCCTAAGGATACTATCCAAGGGACAATTAATCAAATACTTCTACTGAGTCTTCTAAGTCTCCTTTAATGCTATCCATATTGGATTTTGTACTTGTAAAAGTATCGTTATCTTTAGAAAGCCATAATATTACTTCTTGGCCTTCATTTTTAATCTTAACAACATGTACTTTATCTCCTTTTTTAAAAATACTAAAATCTGAGGTAGCAGTATATGTATCTTTATCAACATCTTTAAATTTTAAATTTTCATTTAATTGTGATTCAGTAATTAAACCAGCTAGACGTTGCATTCTTTTAAATTCTTCGTTTATTAATTTTTTCATTTTCATTTTAAAATATTGAACAAGCACCATTCGAACAAAGTATTTCTGTTACAATAGAATTTACTTTATTATATGGATTTAATGTTGTTGTTTTTCCTTCATTTAGTGGAGTCATATATGAACCTGGATTAGAGGGTGTAGATACAAAATCCCAACATAATAATTCAAAATCATCTTGTACTTCTAATACTTCACCTACTTGTTTTAAGCTACCCATTCCTCTACTTGATACACCTACTTTAACACCACTTTCAATAAGTGCTTTTAAGATGTTCCCTGATGGTGTAGGTAGGATTTCAATCGCTCCCATTACTTTATCTCCATTCCACCAAATTTTCTTAATATTATGAGATACATTTTTTAAGTTAATGATTTGAGAGTCAGGATGATCTAATTCACCTAATGCTCTATTTTCTTTAACTAAAACATTATATTTATCAATTTCACGATCCCATAATTCTTTTGGATAATATCTACCGTTACCATTTTTAACTTCACAGGTAGCTAAAATACCTTCAACTAGTGGGTTACCAGATACCCCATCACGAGACTCATTAAGCGCCTGTGGTGAGATAGTAAATGGGGTAACTTCTATAAGTAATGGTTTCATATTATTTTTTGGTCTCTAAATTGTTTATTTTATCCCAGTTATCATTACTTACAGCTATTTTATCTGTAGTATCATCTTCATATGTTACAGTATAGGATTTGTCTCCATTTTGTTTATATGTTTTAACTATTTTTCCATTAATTTTAATAGAGCCTTCATTTAATGCTTCTTTAATCATTGATTTAATTACAGAACGCAGTTTAGATTCTGATTCTGTTACTAGAGGTTCAAATTCTCCTTTTGATGGGATCCAATATCCTGATCCATCATTTTTAGGAATTAATTTTAATTTAGTATAATGCATTGGGTTTCCTGCTATATCTACAGGTTTAGGGATTAATTCTTTTTTAATTTTTCCTCTGATGGCTGGAGGTAAGACTTCAGAAGCAAGTTTAGCTAATTCAGGTTTTCTACTTTCAGTATCAGGAGAATATCTTCCTCTAGTAAGAGCTCCTAAAGCAATAGCAAATAATTGAGAAATTAACAATGCTGTTTCTTTACCTTTAGAAATTACTTTTATACTTCCTGGGAATTTATTATTTATTTTATTAATAGCATCTTGAGGCAAAAATATAGCTCGAGGAATTTTTTGTTCTCCACTTCCACTACTTTTTGGATTTACAATAGTTCCTTGAACCATTGCTTCTTTTAATTTAATTCTTTTTTCAGCACCAGGCATTTTCATTTTTTTAACACCAGTAGAATTTTGAGGAGTTACAGTCATTTCTTTAACCTTTTTAGGCATAGAATCTTTTGCTTCTTTATCACCCAATGAGTCTTGAACGTTTGCTTTGACTTTTACTTCTTTTTCAATATCACCATATCCTGAAGATTTATGTTTACCTTTAGCCTCTTTTGGGGTACCTAAACCTGGAGCTTCAGTAGTATATCCTACACCTTTTTCACCAAACATACCATCTTTAGTATAGTGTAAACAATCTTTAGCTAAGTTTTTAACAACTATAGCTTTAATTTCTTCACTTGTTTTATCATGGTTTTTAGGATCTTTTAACTCAGCATAAAATCCTTTCATGATTTCATTAAAGTTAACATTGTCAGCATTTTTCATGTCTGTGTTATCGTAGGCATGTTTTTGGGCGTCTTTAACTTCTTTAGATGTTTCTTTTTCTTCTGCTTTAACTTCTTCAGCTAAAATCTTTTTCCAATCGTAGATATCAAATCCTTTAGTAACAACCTTAGTTGTTGCTTCACTAATAATTTGTTTTGATTTTAATACTCCTACAGTTGTGTTAAAATCTGAGTATTGGTTAAAATGTTGAGGGAATAATTCTCTGGCTTGTCTTAAAAATTGAGCTTTATTTCCGTTACCGTTTTTAATCGAGTTATAATGTTCTTGAAGTGTTTGTGCCATTTTATTTTTTTTCTTTAAATAAGGTTATTAAATCATCTAAATAATCAACTGCTAAATCAGTCCCGTATCTAATATTAAAATCAGGATTAATTTTATAAAATTCTAAAGTTTCAGTTTTTGCTTTTTTTAATAATGGAAGTAAAGTATTTAATTTATCTTCTATTTTATCAAAATCTGTAACTCTACTATCTATGAATTGTTTTAATGATGGATCTTGTAAATTTAATGAATCTACATACGATTGAGAAGATTGTTCTTCTTCTAATTTTTTCGTCCATAAATTCTTATGATCAATAACTTTTGATTGTTTATGTAATTTTTCAGCATCAACTGGTTTCCAACCTAACTTATAGTAATATATGTTTTTGGCTCCTTTAGCTTTTTTATTAGGATTGAAAGCATTTGGTGTAGCGTAATTAGCTCCTTCTCCAGGAATAAAAGTCGCTGCTCCAGCACCTGCTCCTGTAGCACTTTCTTCACCCAACGATTTACGAATTAATTCTTTAAGTAAATTCTCATCTAATGTTTGAAGTTTCTTATATTGTTCTGGGTATTCGCTACGTAAATGAGATCTTAAAGTGTTCCATAAGTAATTAAATCCATTGCTTATTTCTTTAAATTTAGAGTCTTTTCTTGTTTCTTCATACGTCATAAAATCTTTAAATACTTTATAAAGTTCCTTAAATCTTTTATATAATAAAGCATAATCAGCTTTATATTTAACATCCCAAGATATAGCTCCAGTTTCTGGGTCTACATTTGTTTGGGTCGTTTCGAATCCAGATGGTTTTTTTGTATTATCTTCCATTTACTTGATGAAGTTCTTCTAATAAATCACAATACTGAAGTAGATTTATCATATGTTCGTTAGTTACTTTATCGTTTTTATTCAATTCTAATAAAAAATTAGATATTTCATTTATTTTAATTTTAGTAACTTGATTTTTAGTTTTTTTATTTAATAAGTTAAGTTCACTTTTAATTTCATTAATCTTAACATTATAAAATTCTTTTAATTTATTTGTATTATCTACACTGTTAATAAATTCTTTTAAGATACTTTTCTTAGTATTACTAAAATCGGCGTACTTATTATTAAATTTTTCTAATAACATTTTATATGCTAAAATGCGTGTATCTTTATCATGTTTAGTAAATTCTTCTGTTATTTCAGATACTGGAGATTTAGATTTAGATACAGTTGCTGTTAAATATTCCAATAGTAATAATTTATTGTCTATGACCTGTTCATGAAGGATTTTTTTATCAGTATTAACAGATTCAATTAATGTATAGACAGCAGCTTGAGCTTTATAATTAGGTAATTTAATTTTAAAAAATTCTTCTAAATTATAATGATTTTTAATCTCATTAATTAAGTTATATTTTTGTTTTTTAAGAGAAGTGCGATTTAATTGTTTAGCACTTTCTAAAACAGTATTAATTATAATCTCAGCTTTGCTTTCAGTTAAATTAGTACGTTTAAGTAAACTATCATATAATTTATATTCACGGCCTAATTCTGTTTTGTTAAAATATTTTTTTAAAATATTAGTAGCTTCTGAAGATTTTCCAGATAAAGTATCTGAAGTAATAGTTCTTACTAAAAGTTCAAACAGGATACCTGTGTTTTTATACTTAGAATGTTTTATTAGCATTTAACAATTGTTTTATTATAAATATATAATGGAATATTAATCTCGTAATTGATTTTCGTCAAGTAATGATTCTTTAGCTTTATCTGATTGATAAACTAATTTTTTTTCTATTTCGTTTAAAAATTGTTTATTTTTTAAATAAGTAGATTGAGCACTTTCATTTAATGATCTACTATTGTAGTCTGGCTGATCATCAATTTTCATATCTTTTTTGCCTAATCTATCTCTACCAAAAGCATTATCTTGTGTATTAATTTCAGATGCTTTTTCTTTAGGACGACCTAACTTAACATCATCTTTATATCCTGCAGGTACATTTCCTGGGTCGGATATTGTTCTACCTTTACCATATAATGCTGCTAAATCATGAGGCGTTCCATATGATTTACCTGTTTCTAAGGGATCGTTACCTTCTTCAGTTACTTGAGCTAATCTAAATTTACGTTTAGCATCTTGTAAAATCAAATCTCTATATTCATCAAATTGATCTTCACTAAAATGAAATATATGATGATAAATCCAATCTGTAGGTAATAATTGAGAGTCCATTATTTCTTTAGCTAATGTAACTTTTTCCTTCATTAACATGATTCGTTCTTGATCATATATAATTGATGGAGTAGTTAATGAAATTTCAAAATTAGTTAAAGTTTCATCTCTATATCCTTGAACATATAAATGTAATAAAGCTATTTTATATAATTCTGATAGAACAATACGTTGTAATCTATCGATTGTACGAGCAAATCTAATGTCTTCTGCTGCTAATGTTGCTTTACCTGTTAAATCTTTTTCGTAACCCATAAATGCTTTAGGTACTTTAAGAGCAGCAAATAATTTATCTCTTAAATAAGCAACATCCTCAATACCATTATATTCTAAACCTTTAGTAGTTTCAATTTTAGTTGAACTATCATTACCACGAACAGGTATATAAAAATCTTCTAACATGTTTTGCATGTTATATTTTAAATTATATTCACCAGTTTGTTGATCAATATATGGTGTTTTTTTCATGGTACGAATAGTTTTCTGCATGAAATTTTCTACTTCATTAGGAGGAATAGCACCAACATTTATATAAAAAATGCGTTTTTCAGGAGCACGTGATATTCTATGAATTAACATAGCGTCTTCCATTAAAGTATATTGTTTAAACAATTTACGAGCGGGTTCAATATATGAACGACCATATGGAAGATAGTTAACATCTGTTAATAATCGAAAATGAGCTACTTCATAATTATCAAAATATACTCCTGTTGAATCATCTTGTTTTTGATTTGGAACAGTAAACTGTCCAGTTCCACCAACATATCCATCTGGACTAAATTTAAATCTTACTGAAGTTGGATTGTTTCTGTCATAATTTTCTTGACGCATAATGTGGTATGCGGTGTAAGGTATAACATTATATACTCCAAATTTTTCAGCTATTTCTAATTTTAAGAAAAAATCTCCATATTTACACATTTGTCTAACCCATGACCAGAGATTAAATTCTATATTTAATACATCATAAAATAAGTTATAAAGTATTTTCTGTACATCTTCATCTGATGAACGAATTTGTAATACTTCTCCCATTTCATTTTTAAGACTACATTCATCCGCTACAATATCTAATGCAGAAGCTATAATAGCATCTGTATCCATCACATCATAATCTGAGTAAAGTTGAGTTCTTAAATACTGGAAGTTAACATTTAACTGTTGACCATAAAGTGAAGTAGCGTTTTGAGAGTATATTCTACTATATCTGTCAACTAATGAGTTAGTCTCATATTTACCACTATTCTGAATTGAATTTATATCAATTACTTTAATTTGGTCTCCTCCTTGATTACGAACAATTATATCTGTTGAAAATAATCGTTTTAGTCGTGTAAATACACCTGTGTCTGCCATTTGTTTATTTTAGTTAAATTAACCAACTAATATCTTCATCAGATCCATTTACTTTCATATGGTATGGATTATCTGTTCCTGATGCGAAATATGCTCCTTGATATTGAGCTGGTCGTGATATGTTATTTAATGTTGCTCTTGTTAATTCTATACCTTGTTGTTTATTTTTTAATGCTGTATCTCGTACATACATTCCTGTACAAAAAGACATAGTTAAATCATCATTGTATCCTGATTGGGCTTCTGCTCTACCATTTTTCCAAACAAATACTTTCATTTCTTCAATTAATCGTTTTGAACGGATGATAACACTATGATCACCTAAATATTCTCTTCCTTTATTAATTACTAAAGGACGAGTTCTTAGAGACATAGTAAAACCAGGAGTCATTTTTGATGTATCTTCATATTTACTATACGAATCAGAAATTGATACGTCACTTTTAGGTGAATAGTAGAGATTTCTATATCCTCTTTCCAATATAGAATCTAAAGTAGACCAACCTATATTTGCATTTTCTACTACAAGTAATGCCTCGTTATATTCAGTAGCTATAGCTACTAACATATATCCAAATTCTTTAGGTGATAATTGACTTTTAAATTCAGCTACTTGAGCATTTGTTTCTAAATCAAACACATGAAATGTTGAATAATCTTTTCCGTCGCCTCGAGCTACGTCTGCTACTACTAAATAATTTCTTGTATAATCTGGCGACTCCCAAATCCATAAATTACCATCTACTCCTCTTTTTTCTAAAGGTTCAACAACAGATGTAGTCATATAATATTCTAAATGTTCAGGATAGAATACTACGTCTCCAGAGGTTGTAAAATCACAATCACATTCTTGAGCTGCTAATCTTGGATCCCCTAAGTCAGCATCTTGTTTTTTTCTCCAATTTTCATCACGTTCAGGATGAACATACCAAGGTAATTTAATTGGTAAAAAATCATTTTCTTTAGCTTCTGCTCGAACCCAAGTCTGATGGAACCAGTTACCTGTACCATATGGTGTAGATAAAACTATTGCTCCTCCACCCGTAGCTAAAGTTTGTTGTGCGGATGCCCATGTTTCTTCAACATTATCAATAAAGGCAGCTTCGTCAATTACAAGTAAAGATACTGCTTCTGATCGGGCTGAATCTGCATTTGATGATTTAGCTTTAATTTGAGAACCATTACTTAATCGTAATGAAAGTTTATTATTTTCTTCTGCTGGTACTTTAAGCCAAGAAGGTAAGTTATCATACATAAACTTAACCTTAGTAACCATGTTCCTAGCTGTTTCTTGTGTTTTAGATAGACATAATATATTTCTATCTTTATAGAAAATCATCATCCATAAAGAATACCCAGCTGCTAAAGTTGAAATACCTAACTGACGAGATTTAAGTACTACAGAATATGGATTTTCTTTCCATAAATTTAAAACTTTACCTTGAAATGGATATAGATTGAATATAATGCGTCCACGCTGTGGATGTTGTATATGACAATATTTACGCATAAAATGTGCTGGGTCTTTAGCACATTTGATGTATTCTTCTTTTATTATTTGTTTTAAATCTTGTGACATTATTTTTTACCTATTTTCCAAAACATTTTTAAACTTATATTAGGTTGAAGATCACTATCTATTCCTATACCTATACTATAAATATTTTTCTTTTTTGTTCTTACTAACAATTCAGGACCAAAATGCTTAATTCCATTACTATTTCCTACTAAACCTACACCAGCATAAAATTCATTTTTATTTTGAATTATTGTATTAGTAGTAGTTATTATAGGAGAGATTAAAGTATATTTTATTTTTCTTGCTTTTATTTTATTTTGATTAATCGAATCATTAATATACAAATAAAGAGAATCAGATATCAAAGAATCTTGATAAAAATATGTTGAATAATAATCCCCAATAATATAAGCAATATCAACTATATTAATTGTATCATGAATATGTTTTATTTT